GGCCCGAATAGGTCGCCGCCTCGCGCACCGGCTCCGCCTTGGCCTTCGGGGCGAGCTCCAGCCGGGGATTGTCGGTGTCTTTGAGCTTGGCAGCCGCCAGTTCAAATGCCGCGATAGAACGGTCGCACTCGGAACGCTCGCCTTCGTGCTTCGCCACTCTGGACTTGTGATGTTCGATGGTTGCCAGGATGCGCTCTCGTAGGCCGCGAAGGTTGTCGAGAGCGTCACCGACGGATGACCGCGCTTCATCAAGAATGCCGGTCTCGGCGGCGAAGGCGAATGCCTCCAACCGTTCGCTGAGCGCCGGAGAGTTCACCCGAGATCGACGGTTCTCCGCCGAACGGCCAAAGTAGGATGCTTGAGATTTTCATGCCCGGTCCCCCAAAGATCAAATTGATTGCCGGGACAGGCTCCCGGCCGGCCTACGCGCACGCTGGCCGCTATTCGGCGGCTTCTTCGAAAGGATCGTCGTCACCTTGATCAGTTCCGAGCCTTCCGCAGGTTCGAGCGCCAAGATCAGGTCGCGCTCTTCGCCGCCGGCGTGCCATGCGGCCATCCAGGCTTGGCCCTGCTCGCTGTCGATCGCGTAGGGATTGTCCTCCTTGCCGTGGCCCATGATGCCGGCATAGCGGCCCTGTGCCGTTGCCTTGTCGGTGCCTGGCGTGCGCGGCTCCTCGACGCGGAAAAGATCAAGCTGCTCGCGAGTAAACGGCACGCCGAGAATGGCGAGATATTCGGTGAGCCGCTTCAACTCCTCGACGATCTCGGCGCGGTCGTCTGACTTGGCGATGGCGACGGCTCGCTTCGCCGCCTTCATGTGGATGCCCTTGGCCTCGACATGCTTGACGACGTTTCGATAGACGCCGTTTGCCGACGCCAGCGTTTCGGCTGCCCGTTGGAATTTCGCGAGATTGACCGCGGCGACCGCATCGTCCGCTGGTCCGGGCTTGATCGGGACAACCTTCGAACTGCTGGATTTCTTCTTCGCCGCCTTTTCTGGGACGAGCGGATTGTATGGGTCGTAGGACGTTTCAGTCATTGCTGGGTTTCCTCTTGGTGAAGAGTTCGGCCAGCCACAAAATCAGCAAGCCGAACAAGCGCCGGATGGGCATTCGTTGTTTTCCTCTTTTCCTCGTAGGCTTGGTCCGCCTTGGTGCCGAACTCCTTCCAGTGGACGTAGAAGACAGTCATCCAGCGCGAGACCTTCATCTCGCGTGGCGGCCGGTTCCAGCACTGGAGAATGATCGGGGCGACGGCGACCCGGTGCCGGGTCTGGAGCCGATAGGCTGCCGCTTCGATAGTATCGCCGATCGGCCGCTTCTCTTTCTCGAGGAGCTCCGTCGCCATTCGCTTGGCTTCGCCGCCAAGCCAAACCGGGTCATCAATACTCGCTACAAACATTTTGCTGTCCCTGTCAGAACACTTGTCACGCATGACATTTTTCCTTCGCTACACCTGTGCGTGTCAGAGGCAGCGACTAAACCGGGTACGCCCGGCACAAAGTCGAAAGCTGGGATGAAGGAAGTGAACGATGCGGTCTCAGGTGATTGACGGGCTCCGGTCAGCCGGGAAGCAAAACGGGGTCCGTCAACTTGAATATCGGTTTGATCGGCCGGCAAATGACGACGATCTGTTCGCATCAGCGCCGCGCCTCCCAAAACCCGGAAACGTCACTCGGGTAGAGGTCGACCGGGCGGCGAAGCTGAGCCGAAAGATCACGGTGCGCGGCTTGACGCTTGTCGACGCGATACGCCGCTGCGGCCCCACCGAGCAGATAGCCGGCAACGCCAGTGGAGGCCGGCAGTAGCGTCCAGCCGAGTTCGGAGAGAGCGGCCCAGGTCATGCGCTTGCCCTCCTGTAGCGGGGGACAAGACCGAATTCGCGGATGATGCGGTCGACCTCGATTTCAGAGGCGCCGGCGAAGTCCACACGAATGTCGGGAACGGCATAGCCGGCCTTGTGCATCGAGATGATGCGGTCGTTGTCGGCTACCGAGAATTTCAGGTTGAGGCGCTGTCCCTGTTTCATGCCGCCTCGCCTTCCGCGCTCGCAACTTCGCAGCTACGGCAATGCCTCCGGGCGGAGCCCGCGCATTTCTCGAGGTCATCGGCATGACGGCAGTTCGGGCGGAGCAATCGGATCTGACCAGCCTTGCTCAACGCGCTGGATGGGATAGCCCGCGAGACCGAGGGAGGAGTTTCGGCCTCGCGAGCAGGCATCGCCTTCGGCCGGGAGGAGTTAGCCTTGGACGATGGGGGATTGGCTTCGGACGGCAACGGTTCAACGCCAGCGGCGTTCGCCCGTTGGTCCTTCACCGTCACTGCAGCGAATGCGCCGCCGTCCGATCTCGTGAGATTGTTCCGCGCCATGAATGCTTCGCGCTCGGCTTCGCCGGCGGCATCCCATGTGGATTGAAGCGGGTCGGCTTCGGGTGGAGCCTGTACGCGATCTCGCACCCACGCGATGAACGCCGCCACGTCATCTTCCCAGAACGATTGAACGAGCGTCAGCGCCAAAAGGCGATCATGGCCGGCAAGCGCCCCGAACTGATCCTGCATTTTCAGGAATTCGCCCAAGGTCAGCCGGAGCTTAGGCTTTACCTGACCGCGTACTGGCAACTCGTCCGGAGGGATCACCGACATCATGTCGGGGTGGAAATTGAACCATTCTCCGCGCACCCACTGATCGTCGAACCGGCGATGCAGCCACCTTTCGGTGCGCTCTCCCCCGTCGATCACGCGGATGATCCGAAGTTCTGTCGCGTGTGCGCTTTGCAGATTGCCGAGCCGGGCCAACGGATTGGCCGAATAGCCAATCTTAACGAGGCCGGCATTGTCCTGGATGAAATAGACCTGCGGAAGCCAGCGCATTCAAATCGCTCCTTCCTCCGGCGGCGCGGTGAAGGTGATAGCCATCATGCCGCCTCACCTGCGGCTGGAGTTGTACGGCGACGGGCAAGCCACTCGTATGTCACGCCTTCGATGCCCCTGGCGTCGCTGACGCTGATGACCTTGGCCCAATGTTCCGGCGCGATGCTTTCGCGGTCACGCATCTTGCGGGCGGCCTCGTAGCCGCAACCGACGTCGGAGGCGAACTCGGCAATGGTCCGCCAATTGGAAATGAGGTCGGAAATGGATGATGGTTCGCTCATAAGCGCAGTTTCGTACAATACGTACGACGGCACGTCAAGGCAAAATCGTACACCTTGGACGATAAAAATCGGTCATCTTGTACGAATGAAGGAAGAGCCCAAACATCGCCTGCAGAAGGCGCGCGCGGATGCCGGCTTCAAGAGCCCGGCCGAAGCAGCGCGCGCTATCCGCGAGATCAATCAGCACACGCTGACGAGCCATGAGAATGGCAACCGGCCGATTTCCAAAAAGGCCGCGGAACAGTACGCCAGACTTTTCGGCGTTCGCGCCGGCTGGCTGCTCTTTGGCGAAGAGAGCGAGGATTCTCCCAAGACACCTCTCGACCGCTTACGTGATGTCCTGGCGAGAGCGGCTGGTAAACCAGCGGAGATTCAGGAGCGCATTATCGACTTCGCCGAATTCGAAATGGACCGCTACGAGAAGTCGCGCGAGACGGCGACGTAACAGCGATCATGGTTTGCCCTGACGCTCCATTCCCCACCATGCAGCGCCTTCATCGAGGCCGCTAAGGCTTCGGCATCCAGCCTGACCCTCTCGTATGGGTCGACGGCCGATTCCGCGACCGCCGGGATGATCACGGCGCCAGCGAACAGCCCTGCAACAACCGATCGCCTGCTGACGCCGGCACCTGAACTTTCTGCACACTCTTTGCCCAAACCAAAAAACCCCTGTCGCCTTCGTGCTACTGAATAGGAACATTTTCCTTGTCGGTGAGTCAACCGCACGATATTCTTTTTTCCACTGCCGATTGCAGTGTTCCAATTTGGGACGGGCGATCAAGTACGAATTTGCCGTTACCTGTTAAGGTGGGATATTGGCACTAGCTGTGGGATATATGTACCACTCAGTGGGACCATTTCGACGGCTGAACCTTTCGGCCATAACTCGGGCATGCCACAGCCTGATGCTTCCAGTTTTCATGTACGTTTGCAGCCGGATCTCATGAAGCGGCTCAAGGTCGCTGCCGCCGAGAACGAGCGCAGCATCAATGCGGAGATTTCGGCCAGGCTAGCGGGGTCGTTCGATCTGAGCGATGACGATAGGCAGAAAGCCGTAAACCTACTGACCCAGGCTGTTGATCTCTTGACGAAGGGGCAACCACGGCGAGCCCGCAAAAATGGCTAGGCTCAAGCAACGACTACGGCCCGCTCTTCGCGTCCTCGACCTCTAGCGCCTCCATGACGGGCGCCAGATCACTATCTTCGGCCGGGACGGCAACTTGCGCCTCTTCCCCAGTCCTAGCTCGATTCAGCGCCTTCTCTATGGCGCCCTCGATGTTGCCGATCTCGTCTTCCCGTACCGCGTGACCATAGCCGGCGGCTTCGGCATCTTGCTCAAATTGCTGAGCCAGGACGGCAACGCTCACCTCACCTTTGGCGGGAAGGTTGCCGACGTTCTCCTGTAGCCATGTCTCGAAGAACTCTTTGGTAGCGCTCATGCCGCGTCTCCTTCGGGAGACTATAAGCGCGGCGGCAGGCCGAAGTTCCGAAGATAATTTCGGACGAAGGCGACTGAGCCAGGTCGCCCGGTTCGCAACGTCGGGCCAGGCGGGCAGCCCACGCCTTGCTTTCTATTGAGGGATAGTGGCGCTGCTGTTGGAGCACGCGATCGGCAGGGGAGTTGCCGATCGAAACGTCCGGTGAGCCTGCGTGTTTACGTTCACAACTCTCTTGAAGGCTTAACCTCCAGTAAGCTCTTTCGTTCTGATGGATGGTGAGGGAGGGTTCCGGCCAAGAACCCCCAAACCCCCTCGAGCGTGAGCCCTAGGAAGCTGGGAGCCTTGGCACGTCCTGACGGCTGGAGCCGGGATGGGACACGATGCCACGACAATGTTACCGCTTGTCGATCCTCAGTTCCCGTGCGTGGCGTAGGATAATCTAACCCCCCACATCGCGAATCCTTGCACGGCGAGCCAGTGGCCAGCGCGATCGCAACGGCGACAGACATAATCGTACAAATTCCTGATCGCAACAAAAATCGTACAAAACGTACTTGACTATCTATCGTACATTACGTACGTTCCTCTCATACCCCGGCACGAAGAAGCTCCGCCGATCTGCCGGGCACCGCCACCAAGGCAATGAGGGAACCATGAACGCCACCCCCAATATCAACACAGCAACGGCTTCGACATTCGATCCGATCCTTGCCGATGCATGGCGGATCAACTCCCAAGAAGTCGTCGAGAGCATCCGGTTCGTGAAGCAGTACCGGAGAACGATCGACGAGCGGGACAAGCTGCTTGCGTGCGGCGTTCTGGTCCACAACCGGGCCCATGTCGAGCGTTGCGAGAAGCTGCTGCCGTGGCGCCTGTCGCTCTACCTCGAACAGGTCCGCGCGATTTCAGAGTGCGAGCAGCGCATGGACCAGATCGGGATGGCCTACGCGCTTTCTTCATTTGACTGGCGCGCGTGATGGCAACCGAAACCGCCCTCTCCGCCGCCCGCGTCCGCCAAGACGTGATCATGCTCAAGGCTTGGATCGAGCACTGGAAACTGGATTCCCGCATGGGAATAGCCAGCACCAAGGGCAGTCTTGAGAACGCTCATTTCATCGCCGTGCGGGCGATCAAGGAACTCGAAGAGATGGAACGCTCGTGATGACCGACAAGCGCAAAGGCTATTCGTTCGATGACGATTTGAAGCCGATCGTCGAGGGCAAGGTTCCGCTCCCGAACATTGAGGACATCGACCCGCTTCGCTTCCTGAATGACCTTGCTTCGGTTGGGCACGGCTGGACGCCGAAATGGGGATATTCCAGCATCGACGGTCGCAAACAGTGGACGCAGTTCTACCTGTCCGGCGGCCAAGGCGGCGGGCTGAACGGCCAAGGTTATGCCGTCCGCTACGGCTCCTCGTATCCCACGCCGGCACCGCGCGTCATGCGCTTCGCCATCTGCAAGCACGAGTTCAACGGCACAGGGACGGCAGAGCAGTCGCGGCGCGGCTGGCATCCCGGCCATTGCTCCAAGTGCGGTCTCGATATGACCGTCGACAGCGGGGATTGAGCGATGGACGCCGCCCTCACCTCCGGATGCGTCTGGCTCACCCGCCATCCCCGCCTGACATGCGCGCTCATATGCGCCGGCTGGCTGGTGGTAGCCGCACTGGACATGCCGCGATGAGCGCCTGCGAAGCCACCTACATCGCCAATGCCGTCGCCGCGCTTGAAGCGCCGACCCGCGAACTCTGGCGCCCGACCCGTGAGGATCAACGCGCCGCCTTGGAAATCATGCTCGCATCCGAACTGTCGCACGAGCTGCGCAGGTTGCTTCGCGAGATGGAACAGAACCTCGCTACCAGGAGAGCAGCATGAACACGCACAACGCACAGATCGACATCCTCGACAATGACGTCGACGGCATCCAGAGCATAGGCCAGGTCAACGCAGAGGTCGTGCAGAAGGCCGGCCAAGCGATGGTCGAACGACGGGAAACGGCCGTTGCGCCCGCAGCCAACCGTTCGCCCATGACTCCGATGGAGATGGTCGGCCGCGCGCTGGAAATGGGCGTCAATCCCGAAACCCTCAAAATGATGATGGACCTACGCGACCGGGAGGAAGCCAACCAAGCGCGCAAGGCGTTCGATGCGGCGATGGCTGCGGCCAAATCAGAGTTCGCGCCGATCCTGACCAACCGCCGAGTGGCGTTTGAAGGGAAAGGGGGCAAATCCGATACGAACTACAAGTTCGAAGACCTCGCGCAGATCGAGCGCCAGGTCGGCCCGGTCCTCGCCAAGAATGGACTGTCCTACCGTTATCGAACGCTGGCGGAACCCGATCAGCCTGTCCGCGTGACTTGCGTCCTTGCGCACCGTGACGGCCACTACGAGGAGACGACGCTTGCCGCCGGCCGCGATGGATCCGGCAACAAGAACTCGATCCAGCAAATCGGGTCAACGATAACCTATTTGCAGCGCTACACGTTGAAGGCCGCCTTGGGGCTCGCGGTCGCGCACGATGACGATGGCAAGTTGGCGGAGTCGATCGATGGCGGCCCGATCAGCGATGACCAAGTCAAGACCGTCCTCCGACTGTGCGAGGAAACGGCCACCCCAACTCCGAACTTCTGCCAGTGGGCGAAGATCGAGTCCGTGCCCGACTTGCCAGCGGCTGACTTCGACAAAGCCGTCAAGGTCTTGGAAATGCGCCGGAGGAAATCGGCGTGATCGAGATTTTCGACGACATCGAACAGGGCACGCCGGAATGGTTTGCTGTGCGTGCCGGACTGCCGACCGCCTCACGGTTTGCGACAGTCATGGCGAAGGGCGAAGGTAAAGTTCGCAGCGAGTACATGCGCAAGCTGGCCGGAGAGATCCTGACCGGCGCGCCGATGGCGTCCTACAAAAGCGAGCAGATGGAGCGCGGCAACGTCATGGAGGACGAGGCGCGCGAACTCTATGCCTTCGTCCATGACGCCGGCATCCGGCGCGTTGGATTCATCCGCAACGGCGCGAAGGGCGGCAGCCCTGACAGCCTCGTCGGCGACAACGGCGGCCTCGAGATCAAAACGGCAGAAGCTCATATCCAAATAGAGCGGCTGATCCTCAACAGGCTGCCGCCCGAGCACAAGGCCCAGGTGCAAGGCAATCTCTGGGTTGCCGAGCGCGAATGGTGGGATTTCTGCTCCTACTGGCCGAAGCTACCTTTGCTGCGCGTCCGCGTCTATCGCGACGAAGACTACATCCAAAACATGGCCGGCGAGGTCGATCGGTTCAACGATGAACTGGCGTTGATGGTCGAGCGCATCCGCCGTTATGAACAGGTGGCGGCATGAGCCGGGCCTTGGTCGTACTCGACACCGAATTCCAGCGCCGCAGAGCGGCCGACTGGTGCTGGTCGCTGAAGCCGGGAACGCGGGTTGAGTTCAAAGCTCCCCGCCGCACCGACGAGCAGAACGCCAAGATGTGGGCGATGCTGACGGAAGTCGCGACCCAAGTTCGCTGGCACGGCCTGAAACTGGCCCCTGACGACTGGAAGCTGATTTTAATGGCCGGGCTGAAGCGAGAACTTCGCCTTGTGCCGAACATCGACGGCGATGGCTTCGTCAACCTGTCTACCTCCTCGTCGGACCTATCCAAGGAAGAGATGTCCGACCTGATCGAACTGATGTTCAAGTTCGGCGCGAACCCGGACCATCCCGTACAATTTCGTGAACCGTCCGAAGCCTCACCCCAGGCCGAGGACGAAGGCAGCGGCGAGGATTCCCCCTCTCCTCCCGCTGCCGACCCATCCGCGCAAGCGGAGGAGCCGGAAGCCGAGCGTCCAGAAACGGGCCAAGGTGGTGGTGCCGTGGAGCCGGCTCCCGGTGTTTCGCAAGCCAGCGAAGCCGACAAGCGCGAATGCCTTTCCAAATTCCTGGCGCTCGCGGCGGAAGACCTGCCGCTCGAGGATCGCCTCAAGAACATCGAGTTCGCCAAGGACTGCTGGAAACGGGACATGCCGACGGAGGCAGATTTCGTCAAAGCCTGCATGACGACGGCCGACAAGGTGGCGAAGGGCGAACTCGCGGCGGCCGCGGCGCGGAAGTATCTGGAGGGGCTGCTGTCATGAGCCCCCTCGCTGACTTCCTCGCATGGCTATCTCGCCGCCGTGCCGCGCGCATCATCCGAGACGCAGAGCGCAAGCGGACCGCGATTGCCCGGCAGATCGACGAACGGCGCTCGCACAAGGCCGAATGGCGGCCGCTGCTGTCCGACATGCGCCGGGCGACGAATTCCAGCTTGGCGGCTTCCTGTGGGCGGGAGTGGCGCTGATGGCCCGCCTTGGCAAGCATCAACTCGAACTACTCGCCGGACTCGGCCGTCCGTTCGGTCTGCTCGTTGTCGGCGACGCTGTAGCGAGGTCTCTGACCAAGCGCGGCCTGCTCGCAGCCCGAGGCAAGGGCGGCGACAGCTTCTTTCAGATCACGCCGGCCGGCCTTCGTGAACTTGCCGATGCAATGGAGCGCGGCGACCTGGAGCAGTTCGTCGACCCGAAGATCAGGGAGAAACTGGTCTGATGGCCTTCCGTCTCCCCAGACACCCCGAAGCCTTCTCCGTTGCGCCTGCAAAGGGCAGCAAGCGCCCAACAATGAAGGACGCCACCTATCTCAAATGGCTGCATGAGCTGCCGTGTATCGTGACCGGCAAGCGTCCGGTTGACGCGGCCCATGTCTCCTATGCCGATCCTCGCTACGGGAAGCGTGAGCGCGGGAAATCGGAAAAGGCGGATGATCGCTGGGCTGTTCCGCTGCACCGCGACGAGCACGACCGACAGCAGCGCATGGGCGACGAGCGCGCCTACTGGAAATCAACCGGCATAGATCCTCTCCATGTTGCCTTGGCCCTCTATGGCGTCAAGGGCGACAACGACATGGCGATGGTCATCATCAGAAACGCGAGAAGCAAGCCATGATCAACGCTCAATCAGACACCCCCGGCGAGGGGCTGCCCGACCGACTGAACCGCATCGCGTATTGCTATGGAGCCACGCTTGCGGAGGACGATTTACAGGCCCTAGCCGACGCCATCGACGCGCTCGCCTCCCCCTCCGTTATCGGCAGTGACACAGCCGGGCTTCGGTCTGACTATTCGGGGCTGGTGGAGCGAGCGCGGGAAGAACTGGCGGCCATAAAGGAGTTTGGCGAGGATGAAAACTGGGCGTCCGCCGTTGCGATGCTTAGCGAGTTGACCGAAGCCATCGCCGCCCTTAGCCGCGCACCGGATGTGTACCCTGGAGTTGCCGATGCGATTGAGCGGCTTCACGAGGCGGCGCATCGCGATGAGGCAATCACCATATCAGTGCGCGCCCAAGACCTTCGGAACGTCCTTGCCGCGCTAGCCACCCCTCCAGCACCCCAGCCCGACACCCCGCCAGAGGGCTGGCAGAGTGTGTCGACACCATACGCCACCCAAGCGCCCCAGCCTGTAGGGACCGCCAT